CGCATAATTGTAGCACCCAACTCCCGAGTTTTCTTGTAGATGTCCTCGATTAACAAAAATGTCTGCACCTGTATTGGCCCCAAACGCCTCTATGTTGAACCCGCAAGAAATTGTCTGGCCCAACGTAGAGCCCGTGCCCCCTCAGCATCCAGCAACCCGGATGGAAACAGAGGAGATCTTGTTCTCCTTGATCCTCTGGGCGCCAGTCCTCGCGTTCCTCTATCTCGGCTTCCAGCGAATAAGAGCCGCCTTCTCGCGGTTATTTCTCTATTCCTCGAGCTTAACGGCCTCGAATTCGCCGAGTTATCTGAGTTTTTCGATTCGACTATTGGCCCGTGTGACGTACATAACAGCGTTCCCACTTATCTTGCTTTGTCGCTACTTTTGGATTATTACTCTTACGGTGATCCCCACTACCGTGATCGCCCTATCCGTGTTATTTTCGCGGATCATGTTTCCGAAGTTAGTGGTTTATGGCTCGATAGTGTTGGAGAATTTAGTTGCACGGATTACTTTGCTAGTGCTGTTGCCTATTGCTCGTCTGCTCACGCAGGTAAGCCCTCTAACTATCCAGCAAGCGTTTCAGGAATTGTCACCCGAGTACTACAACTATTGTACGAGGCAGATTCATTGGTCGTCCCTCCTGTCGAAGCCAGTTACCAGATCATGTCTCCTTTTGAAGGAGTACGGTTTGAACGACTTCTCACTCATTTCATGGGATGCTTCCGATGCAGCCTTCTACGCGGAGTACGTATTACGGTCGACGGTGACGATTGTTTCGTCTACCACCTGGGACTTGTTGCGAGATGGAGAGCTCACCGCTGCATTTGCGAGTGTGTGGCAAGGGAGTAGGTTGCAATCTATTGCTTCCGCCTCTCTGGACACGGTGTCGTACTACGCGAGCGCCACTTCCGCCTTTGCACTTTTCTTCTACATCTCAGCCCTTATATCGCTATCGGCCCTCGTCATCCTCATAGTCTACCTCCTGCTCAGCTCGTTCTGGTCCATTTACCGGATCATCCAACAGTATGTGCAGCCAGTCCCGTATTTTTACGGGAAGACGGAAGACGTTACGAAAATCGATCAGTACATTTTTGCACTGAAAGACGCACTAGTGTTTATATTAGTTGCGTTCATTAACGTTGGCCATAAGAACCTGGCCAAATTTCGTAAATCATGTGAGGCTACGATGCGAGGCTTCCTCCTAAGCTTAGGCGGACAGATAACTGACGTCGGCGGGTCCCTCAAAAGACACGCCAATTTCGGTAACTCTGTTCACATCTGCATACCGGGGGAGTCCACAGCCGACCGCGAGCGACTCGACCGCTGTCACAACACCACCAATGACATCGGGCTCCATTACTTCCGCGATTGCACTAAAAATGCTAACTCATGTATGTCTGTCTACTCGGCAAATCACCTGTCAGTAGATGAACTCGCCAAAATCGGCTCCACGAAGGTGGGGCTGGTACTCGAACACGACCCAGTCAATCGTAAGTTCGATTTTCACCTTGATCCTGCTGACAAGAACTCTCAGCTGATTAGGGAAGGCGAACTCTGCGTCAACGGATCAGACATGACAATGAGGACAACCGGCGGAACTACCTACGAGCACTCTTATTATCTCTGGAAAGACCAAGGGATCATAGTCGGCGACAAACACGCCTGCTACTATAAGAGAGTCGCCAGCAACACCGCGATGGCCACCTCCCTCTACATCTTGTACCCGCTGCGAGGAGCAGCAGTGGGTTCGCACGAGTGGCCTGAGCTGAGATCTTCCATCCCCACCCTTTCGTCGTCCATCAAGCTTCACTCCTTGGACGACGTCTTCGAAGTCGTGCCTGGTTCCGAGGTATGGCAGCTAAAATCACCCTTGATCACCTACGAGGTCGTGTATCTGTTCATCAGTGCGTGCCTCTCAAAACTCCGGTTGATTCAGAGGAGTGACCCCGTTGCTCGGGAAGTTCACATTCACACCATAGTGAACGCTGCCGTATCTCGCTACTCCGTCGCTGTACCCTTAGACTTGTTAATCAAGTTAGTCTCGTGTTTGGACACACTGGACAGGGATTACTACTCCACAGTCGACATAAAAACCAGGTTGCTGGACGCATGCAAACACCTACCGCGATACCTAAGACCTGTCGCGATATGGTCGATCTACATCTCGTTACCCACCTTCATCTTCCGGTACAAAAACCGCGCAAGACGAGATGTTAAGGTCCCGTTTGCTAAGAGACCCGCGCCCAGCTTCACCGCCTTCCAACCCACCGTCTCTTCCCAAATAACCCAAGTAGATCCAAGTCTTCGGCCCTTTCCATCAAGCGCCGCCCAGCTGGGCGGCGATGGACCCGCTAACAACGATCCCGGTATTCTTCCCTCTAAACAACGAGGAAAACGCCCGTCGGTCGCTCGAGACACGCGTCCTCAACCCACAAATCCAACCGTGGACGGAATGGCTCCGAAGATCAACCCTCCCCTCCCCGGACCTGGCAAAAGTAGTTGGAGAGAAAACCGCCGCCCACATAACCCAAGCC